ATATAGAACGGTTGTCGATTTTTTTGGCGTAATAGTTACACTGAGGCTAGCATCTACGTAACTAGTACTTGATGTGCTGCGGCTTGTTGCGTCCGTTGCCCTCACAACTTGCAATATTTTTCCGCCTAATGCTTCAAAGGCTGTACCGTTGTAAAACTCGGTGCTATTAGTGTCCTGTAGGTAAGTAAATTGCCCGTCTGTAGGGCTAGATATTGCGGCGGTTCTCGCGGCTGCGTTAGCGAACGGAAGAACACCGACTAAATCGACACGATTAGCTAGCGATAGGGAAGCCGCCGGGTAGTTAGCGACTAAATCCGTAGACTCGACATACGGGGTTCCTTCGGGTGTAAGTGCCATACTGCTCTCCTTATGCCGCTAAATCTCGGCTAGTTATTGTTTCGAACCATTTAAGCGAAGCCGGAATATCGCCCCATTCTAGCGCCCCGTCTACGTCACTCCACGGTATTGTCGCTAGGGAATATCTGGGGTCGGATAGCGACAGAGTGAGAATATGTTGCTCGGGGGTGTAAACTTCTCCCCAGCCTTCCACGATCCCAAAATAGTAGGTTTCGGGGGCCGGTTGTGGCAGGTTTTCGAGCGTTACCCCCATACCACTTACAAGCTCTAAAACTAGGTCGCGGTCGACTGTTCCCAGGTTGTGTACAAGTATTGAGATACTTCCAAGATTCCAGAAGGGTATTGCTTGGGCGGTTATGATTGCTTCTGCCCGGTCGCTGACATCTCCAGAGCTTTTAATGTCTGTGTTTAGCCTATATTCGCGTAGCCCATAGGTGGCGATTGATCCGGCGTCTGTTTGGGTAGTTTCGTGGGTTTCGTTATGCCCTAAGACTGTTACGGAGTTGAGGACGGTTTGCCTAGTCCGAGTCCAGTTAGGGGTAAATATAATATCGGTGCCAGGTATGTTTGTGGGTATTTGATTAACAGGGAAACTGCCCCAGGTAACTGTGTTATCGTCATAATCTCCGACCACGTTAGCCCAAGCGCCACTAAATGACGTAGTTCCTCGCATACCGTACGACTCAAACACTATCCGCCCAAAAGGATCATCATAATAAGTAGCGCCCGTTGTCTCGGCTAGGTAAGCCAAGTAACTAAGTGCGTCCGTAGGGTCAGCATTGCCGCTAGATATTTGATGTAAGACGGTTACTGTGTCGGCCCCATTAAGATACGGTAAGCCTACGGTAGTCAAGACGTCATCTACCCTAGTAGACACGGTTTCCTCACTCCAGCCGCTAGCTCCGACTTCGGTAAATCCCACCCGCGAGAGCTCCCCAATAGACGTTATGGTGGACACGGCTACGGGCGGCACACTAGATAAATGAGTCAAGGTTATATCTGTCACTTGCCCTGTGAACCTATGGAAGCCGTAAGCCTTTATTTCTACCGTGTCCGAGATCTCGACCTGGACACCGACCGGGCCCCTAATAATTATTTGACTATTAGACGGCTGAGGAGAAGCTGTAACGTCGCTCCTACCATGCTGGATTTGTACCTCATACTCGACCGTAGATAGATCTAGCGGCGTACCGTTCAGGCTAATAAGAGTTATCAACGGTTCACCGGACTTATTGGGGCTCCGTTACGGGCGTCAGCGGATCGGACAAGGTTTTGTAATGCGTTGGCTACGGCTGCGTTCGTGAGGTTTATTTGCCGTTGTTCTGCTTGTGCTACAACTTCGGCCCGGCCTGCCGCTCCTGACGCTTCTACTGCTCGCAATGCTTCGGCTACATCTGACATTAACTGGGCTTTGAATGATTGCCCTAACGGTTTCGCTATTTTTTTACCAATTTTGGCTAGTCTCAAAACTTCTTTAGCCATTTGTTCGCTGATTTCGTCCACCATTGTTAAAGCTGATTCTTGTCCAGCAATTCGGAACTCTGGGACTAGGCCCATGGCTAGTGTTCTAGTAGTTTCCTGTACTGCTAAAAACTTGTCGTTTAGGGTAGGTACTAGGCCTTCGTCTAACATTTGTTGGCCTAGTTGCGCTCCTACTTCTGGCCCAAGTCCCGCGATTTGCTCGATTAGTCGACTGTCAGCGCCCTGGGCTTTAATAGCTGCAAGTACCCCACCGAAGTATTCCGCCTGGTTAATTTGGTTTGTGAATCCTTCCAGCAGGCTTACCCCTGTCGCTGCTCCAGCTTCATCAAATTGTCCTGTAAATGCGGCCCCTAAATCGACTCCGGCTAGCAAGTTGGCTTGCATGCCGCTGGTAAAACTTTCGATAGCGTCCGTAGCCTTCTGTAGCTCGGCTGTGTAAAAGCCTAATTTTGTGCGATTATCATCTAGGTTTGCGCTTTTAGTTGCGTGTAAATCTATTAGTTCTTGTTCCCGTTTAGTAAGTTTTTCGACTGCTTTAGTATTTGAGCCCGTAGCCGCAGTATTTGTATCGGTTTTATCCGTTGCTACTTGGAAAGCCAAGGGCACATGTCCAAGAATTTTAGTCATACGCTCGATATAATCGGCTTCTTGCTTCGCGGCAATACCCGAATCGTAAGCCGTGGCTATGGCGTCTTTTTTCGCTTGCTGCGCATCAAATGCAGCAAATCTTTGTGCTTTAGCAAGTGCAATAGTCGAGTCGTAAAGTTCGTCTACTTTCTCGCTTGCCTCTCGCGAACTTGTACCCAAATTAGTGATTATGCCAATTTGTGCGCCTAAAGCTTGTGCAAGCGGTATGTTTGATTTTGTTAAAGCATCGCTTGATGTCTTTAATAATGACGTATTTTTTTCTAAATCTTTGTTGGCTGTACTTGCCGTGTTTGTAGTTCCTGTTAATTCTGCTAGGCCTTCTACCAAAATGCCTATTCCACGGGTAAAATCTCCTACATCTTGCCCAGTTTGTTGAATAACTCCCGCCATACCTTTAGTGCCACCCATGGCGGCGCTTGCGGCTTCGAGTGCCTGAACTAATCCTTCGCCTATTTCGGCTTTAGCGTCCTCTACGGCGGCCTGCAAAATCTTTTGAGTATTGGCTAGCCCTTCCGAGGTTCGGCTGAAATCTCCTTGAGCATCTGTAGTTTGCGCTAGGATTTCTTGGTGAGCGGCTAATACCTTTTGTTGCTGTGTAAGTGCCCCGGAACCTTGATAAATACCCATTTCCATAGCACGGGCTCGAAGGGTCGCGTCATCTAGTAATACGCCAAAGTTGCGTAATGGTTCGGCTTCGCCTCGTAACGCGGCACCTATAGCGGTAATAGCCTGCTCTGGGCTTGAGTTATTGAATGATGCTAGATCCGCGGATAAGGTTACGAGTTCGGTGCTGAACCCTGCTAGGTCTGTACCGGATAGCCCGGCGGCTTTACCGAATTGTGCAAAAGTAGCGGCGGCGTCTAAGGCTTGTTGCTGTGTTTGGCCTAGTCCGGTTACGGCGTTTTCCGCAAATGTAAGTATTGATTTTGAGGATTCCCCAAAAATTACACCTACTTTGTTCTGGGTTTCGGCTAAATCTCTTGCGGCACCAATAGCGTCACCGGCTAACTTGAGGGCAAATACTCCGGCAGCGGCTCCGGCGGCTAATAATGCTGGGCCTAAATTATTAGACATGGTGTTTGCGAAGCCTTTTAGCCCGGTTTGGGCTTGCGTCATGCCCTGGTTAAATTTTTTGAGATCCGCCGCTAAGTAAATGGTTAAGGTTTTGCCGCCGCCGATAGCCATTACATAAACTTCCATTTCATTGCAATATGGTCTACGGCTTTAGCCCATTCCTGTAAAGCTTTCGGCTGATAGTCCCTAGCCTGGCTAATCCAGTCCGTACCCGATCCGAAAGCTGCTGGCATACGGTTACGGGCCCCAGTAGCGGCCCGGCCTCGATCGCCTTTGTCAGACGGGTAACGCAACATAGTGGGAGAGGCTCCGCCCCTAGTTACTTTACGCTTGCCGCCGATCATTACTTTAGGGATACGGTCTGACCCGGCTTTAACGCTATCGGCTATGTCTTGACCCCAAGGCCCAGCGTATTGAAGTGCCGCATTTTTCCATGCTGGCACCATGTGTTGCTCGGCAATCGTTTTCGAGCTAGCCCGTAATTCTTTAGCAGCTTCTTTACCGAGTTGGCGGAAGTCTCGAAGTAGCTCGTTTAGCCCAGTTACGCCAGATTCATAGATCGCCATTAGTGATCTCCTCCTCTATCGTAGCTAATAGTTGCGGGTCGTACTGTAAAACTTCGTTAAATGGTCGGCGTATCCTTAATGCTATTCGGACGATATGCCGGAAGTATCCGCCGTCCGGGTAGCTTTTGGGACTTCCGCCTCTACGAATACGTTATGTTCGTCTACCCATTTCTCTATCGCTCCATAAGTTACTGCTTTGCGGCCTTCTATTTTCGCGTAGGCAAGTATCGACATAAGTGCGAATACGTTATCCGCTTTGCTGTCATTGCTTACGATTTGGGACATATATACGCGGTCGTTTTGGTTAACGTCGAATAGTTGCGGCTCTCCGTTATCGACTACTACGGTTATTCTGTTGTACATGGCTTACCTCTCCCGAGTGTTGTATGGGTTTACGAGAACGCGACTGTGCCCGTAAATGTGACCGAGCAGGTGGCGATACCGTCAGCTGCTAGCGTCATCTCTGCCGATTCGATCGACATACCGTTACCGGCCCAATGACCGGCAGCCGAACGGACATCTACCGCTACTGTGGTGGCTCCAGCAATAGCGACTTGAAGCGCGTCATATAGCCCCGAGTTTTCGTCATACAAGAACTCTAGGGCAATCGTGCTATTTAGGTCGGTCTGGTCGAACGCGACACTAGATAGCGTCTTAGTCCGAACAATAGTTGGCGTGGTGGTGACTGTGCCCGAGGTTACTTGATCCTCATAACCTATAGAAGCGATATCTACTGTGAATGCTGCTCCTGCAACGGATACTGCTGGCATGGCTAACTCTCCTTCATTTGAATGGATACGTCTATCTCTGTGGTTATTACTGTGCCCTGTGCCCCAATGTCGTTTAGTTGTGGGGCGTTTACTGCCGTCACAAGGAATTCGGTAGGGATCAGGCCTAGTACTGTGTCTACTGCGTTTTCTGTGTCCAGAGTCTCGGCGGCGTTTTGCCGTTTTTTAATGACGATAAGGATACGCCACCGAGCCTCGTAGTTCAGGTTAGATCCGATCCGCCCTGGTACTAGCCAGGGAGAGTCGGGTACGACCACGATAGCCGGAGGGGTAGGAATATTGGGTACTGTGTCATATACCCGGTAGCCGCTGGAAGTAAAAGCGGTTATGAGTAGTTCCCTAGCCTCCGTGCTTAGTGCAGTCACCCGACCATACCCCCGACTTTCAAGTATGGGCCTAGTAATGCCATTACTCGGCGGGTGATCCATACCGACATGCGGGGCCCTGGGGTGAAGTCGATTGCTACGGCTTCGCCCCCTGCCGCTGTCCTAGCCTGAAAGATTTCACTACCTACAGATAGTGCAGCTTCTTTGCATAGTGGCGGCTCGGCTGTGACTGCGGCTGTGGTGATTAGGTAACCGATCAAGTCGGAAGCAGCTTCGGCTACTTGATCCAATACCGGCTCAATATCTCCGTCATATTCGATCTGTAATGCGTCCGCTAATTCCTGGCCTGTAAGTAATGCCATGACTTGACCGGTTACCTATCTAGTAGTGGGTTGGTTTAGTTTTCTGCGAGACGGACAACACCGGCTGGCAAGTACACCGCTGTAGCGCCGTAGCCGTAGATCGCAACGTCTCGACCGAGTTTGGACACGTTTTCGGCTGTTGCCAGGCGTGGCCCGTCTTCGACCCAGCGTGCGGCTTCACCGTTGAGAACGATTGCGTGACGGTCTGCGTCTGTGTCGAGCCACTTGGCACGCACTACCCGAAGGCCGGATACGTTGACGTCTAGGGTGCTGGCGGTTGCAATACCAGACACGTTTTGAACGCTGTAAGGGGCTGGGAAGAAGGTCGTAAAGCTACCGATTTTGCTAAAGAGTGCGGTAGATACGAGTACGACCGTGGCGGGTGCTCCTGTTGCGTCTTCTACTTCCATAGAGGCTGTGAATACTGCTTCGCGGAAGGCTGTGCCGGTAGTGTCTGCTGACAGGTCGTACAGGTTTGTATTGTTTGATCCTGTCCAAAGATCGTTAGTAAATTTACGATCCGTAACGGTTGAGTATGACGCTGCCATGATCCGATTATGTGCGTCAAGGTAGGACGGGCTTGAACGCTGGAGAAGCTGGTAGGAGATATCCGACCCGGCGGCGTAGGTTCCCAGAGTAGCGTCACCCTTCTCCAGGTTGATTTCTACGCTGTTTACTTCGTCCTTTTCGTTAGCTTGTGCCTCGACAATATCTAGCAGGTTGCCGTCAAAGTAAGGCCAGTTAATTTCCATACCGAAGGTTCCGGCTGATTGTGGGCCACCGACTGAAGTAATCGCGGGACGGCCAAGATCAATTATTCCGCGGATTTGTAATAGCCAAATAGGCGGGTTTACTCCTGGGCTATTAGCCAGGGTCTGGTCTGCTAGTGCTCGGGTGTCTACGTCACCGGCTAGTACGGCCTGTGAGTATTCGCCGAATGATCGGTACGCGGCTAGGGGGTGTGCTTCTTCTGCCACGAATGATTTCGCTTCGATTTCTTTCACGGTTTCGCGGAGTTGTGCAACCGCTTCGCGTGCTTCTTGATCAACCGAGATCTGCTCGGTCGAGTCCATGATCTCGGACATATTTTGATCTCCTTCTTCTTCTCGAATACTGCTTACTCCAGCGGTGGCGTAGGCAGGGTATGGGGTTAGGGATACTTCTAGCAAGTTTGCGGCTGTGTGAGTTATTACGTCTCGGGCTTTACTCATAGCCGATCTAGCACTAATGAAACCAACCGATAGGCCTTTAATAGAGTCGGTTCGGGCTAATACGGCGGCGTCCCGGCCTTGCGCCGTGTTGACGATATCGAAGTCAATGTATAGCCCGTCTTCGCGTGATTCCGCTCCCGTGATCCGGCCTATGGGTTCGCCGTGACGATATGCCAATGGTTTACCGATTACGTCTTGTACGTTAAATGCTCCTGGAGCAAATGATTCCCGGACGCCACCTATTTGGGTTTCGGTTCCGTAAGGTACTGCCATGCCGTGGCCCGTGCCCACGATATCGCCGTTAGCGGAGTCCTCTCGGATCTCGAATAGCACTGTAGATTCTGTGTGTATATTTTTCATCTCATTTGCTCCAATAGTAGGGAGTTAACTCCGAGGCCGGGTAGGTCGAGTATTTGGCGGGCTTCGTCTGCCGTAATTAGATCGAGTGGGCGTAGTTTTGCTACGAGTTCGGCTAGTTCGGCAGGGTTGCCTCGTAAGAAAGAAGTAGTATCGAACTTTATTTCGTGGCCTCTGGGGGTTATATCTCCCATAGATAGCCTCTGTTCGATTAGTGACATAACGGGCCGTAAGGCTGTGTCGAGTAGGTTCCGATATAGGTCTACTCGGTTAGCGTAGGTAAGACTCGATCCGGGTACACCTGCTCCACACCACACCGGGTCGAGGTTTGCCAGGCGTGCGATCGCCAGGGCGGCTGCCGATTTACCTTCTACGAGCTGAACATCACGGGCACTAAATCCCATTGTTTGCGCTTCGATTGAATTGTTAAGGTACGCGGTCGACCTGTTGGTTCTGGCTTCTTCCCAAGCTTCTAGGAGTGCGTCTACCTGTTCGGCGGGTAGATCGGCTCCAGTATTTTTCAGCGCCACCGTAGGGATCGGGCTTTCCGAATACATGAGGGTAGCGGCTTCGAGGCTTGCCGCTGTGCTTATTGCCGTGGCTCCGTTGCGTAGCCACCCGCCGTTACCGTCACCATAAAACTTGATAACGTCACGGGTCGGGACTCGTTGTGCCAGGTAATAGAACGGGTCGCTAGGTGCGTAGGCGTTAGGGTCTACTCCCGAGTTCGCGGGAGATTCGTCTAAAACATCTTCGACTCTCATAATTTGCACACTTGACGGGTAGCCGTCCCAAGTGCGATCGGTAACTAGCCAATAGGCCCGGTCATACATTAGAAGATCCGCTACTAGGCGATCAATAACAGCTGAGTATGGCAACACCGAGCAAGGGCAAGTAAGGAACTGCCTAGGCTCAATCGGCGCTCCATAAATATACTCCCGTAACGGGAACGCGCTAATAGTGTGGCTATATGTTTTAAGGGCTTTGACGAAGGCTGGGACTTGCATAGCGCTATTACGGGTGCTACTAAATTGAAGTTTATTATTAAGTAGGGCTAGCAGATTTGCGCCGGATTCCCTCACGTGCGCGACCGGGTCGGCTACCATAGCGCCAGACT